GGCGGCATCGACCGCGCCGCCGCCCCGATCTGGCGGACCTCGACGTTCGATGCCAACGCGTTCCCGGTGACGGCGCTGGGCACGCAGGTGTCTTCGACCACGATCCGCCCGATGCTGAACTACATCATGACCAACCGGAGCCGGGGCAAGGACTACGCCGACCTGTTGATCATGTCGCCGGAACACTACGCGGCCTACGACGCGGCCACCGTGGCGATCCAGCGCCAGACCAACGAGACCAGTCTCGGCAAGCTGGGCTTCTCCGCACTTGAGTACATCGGCGGCGGCAAGCGCGCCGAGATCGTGCTCGACGGCGGCATCGGCTCGAACATGCCCTCGAACACCACGTTCGGGATCAACACCGACAGCTTCCGGCTGCGGTACCACCCGAACCGGAATTTCGACAAGCTGTTCGACGGCGAAGGCATGATGCCCATCGACAAGGACGCCATCGCCCAGTTCATCGGATGGATGGGCGAACTGACGGTGGTCAACCCGCTGTTCAACTGGCGCTTCTACGACAGCAATCCTGCGGCCTGAGGTCGCTGGATAACACTGGGGTCGTCTTGTTCCGAACCCTCAAGGCGGCCCCAGCCCACCACAACGGAGAACTCCATGCCGATGCAAGACCCCGACGCACCGCTGGTCGCGGTGTTCAAACATCACGCCAACCCGAACGAGGCCAAGAGCCTCGCTGCAGGCCGCCTGATCTGCGACGACGTCGAGGTGTGCGAAATCCGCATCCCCGGCTCGCGCAACACCACGGTGGTGGTGCCCGCCACCGCGTTCTCGCACTGGGCGGTCGATCCGCACACGGGCGGGCAGGTCAAGATCAGCTACGCCGAACGCTTCGCGCGCCAGTACCAGCAATTCAAGCTGCAGCAGGCGCAGACCAAGGCGGGCACGCCATTGTCGCACGCGCCGTTCCTCACCGAGGCGCGCCGCGCCGAACTGAAGGCGCTCAACATCTACACCGTCGAGGCGCTGGCGCACCTCGACGGACAGGAACTGAAAAACATCGGCCCCGGCGGACGCGACCTGAAGAACCAAGCCGAGGCCTTCATCGCCGAGAGCCTGAAGTCGGTGCCGAACCTCGCGCTGCAGGCCGAACTGGAGGCGCTGCGCGCCAAGAACGCGGTGCTGCAGGAAGACCTTGAGGCGGCCAAGAGCGCCAGCCGGGTCGATGCCGAGTTCGAGACCATGACGCTCGACCAGCTGCGCGACTACATCGCCGCCAACACCGGCCACGCGCCGCACGGCGCGATCCAGCGCAAGCAGCTGCTGCGGATGGCGATGGACGCCCGACCGGAGAAGGCGGCATGAGCATCCTGTCGGTGGTGAAGGACGTCTGCGAAGTGGTCGGCATTGCGCAGCCGCTTTCGATGTTCTCTGGCATCACCGGCAACCGCACCATGCAGGAGATGCTGACGCTGTCGAACGAGATGGCGCAGCGCATCGCCTACGACACCCGCGACTGGACGAAGCTGAAGAAGACGCAGGTGTTCAACGGCGACGGCGTCACGTCGGCGTTCGACATGCCCGCCAACTACAAGCGCATGCTGCTCACCGCCAACGTCTGGCGCTCGACGTCGGCGCTGCAGCCGATGCGGTTCATCCCCGACACCGACGAGTGGATACAGCGCCGGGCGCTGCACTACTATTCGTCGTGGGGCGAGTGGACGATCATCGGCGGTCAGATGCTGTTCTGGCCGGTGATGGGCACGGGCGTCACCGCGACCTTCGCCTATCTCGACAAGAACTGCATCGCGCTCAACAGCGGCGGCTTCGGCGACAGCTTCCAGAGCGACAACGACAGCTTCGCGCTCGACGAGCGCGTGCTGAAGCTGGGCATGATCTGGCAGTGGAAGGCGCAGAAGGGCTCGCCCTACGCCGAGGACGTCGGCACTTACGGCGACGCGCTGACCAACGTGATGGGCCATGACAGCCCGGCCCCGATCCTCGTCGGGCGCAAGTCGATCTCGACCGCTTCGACGGTCGGCATCGCCTACCCGTGGCCGGTGCCGACGCCGTGAGCCTGCATCAGGCGTTCCGCCGCCAGCCTGTCGATCAAGGGATGGCGCAGGCGCTGGTCGCGGTCACGCTTCCGGCCCCCACGCGCGGTCTGGTCGAGAGTGAGAACTACACGTTCATGGCTCCCGGCGGCGCGGTGGTGATGGACAACTGGTTTCCGACCATGCGCGGCGCGAAGCTGCGCGGCGGCTGCATCCGGTGGAACGACCTGCACGGGCTCGACGCGCCGCTCTGGCAGAACGCCTACGCCTACAACATTCTGGGCGCGATGGCCTTTGACGCGTCCAGCATCACGTTCTGGAAGGTCGCGGTCACCCACACCAGCGCCGCCGCGCCGACCACCTTCGCGCAGGACCGCATCGCGCACCCGACCTACTGGGTGCAGACGGATGTGGCGACGCGCCTGCCGGTGATCTCTTCGTTCGAGTACGCATCCGGCAACGTGCAACACATGTTTGCGGCCAACGCGACCAAGCTGTTCGACGTCACGGCAAGTCCGCCGACGCTGGTGCAGTCGGGGCAGGCGAGTGGCAATTACTGCGCCTCGCAGCTGGCCAATCAGGGCGGCGACTTTCTGATCGCGGTCAACGATGCCGGTGATTTTCCGCTGCGCTACGACGGCACGACGTGGACGCAGCTGAGCGCCGACCAGATTAACGGCCCGGCGGGCAGCACGGTCCAGCACGGCAGGAACCTCGTCTATGCGTGGAAGTATCGCTCGCGATGGTTTTTCATCGAGGGCGGCTCGATGAACGTGTGGTACCTGCCGACCAATGCGATCCAAGGCACGCTGGCGCTGATCCCGCTGTCGGGCGCGGCGGCGAAGGGCGGCAAGCTGTTGTTCGGCGCGGCGTGGACGATTGATGCGGGCGACGGTCTCGACGACAAGTGCGTGTTCATGACCGATCAGGGCGAGGCCTTGATCTTCACCGGCACCGATCCGTCGGACAGCGCGAACTGGCGGCAGGAAGGCCGCTATCAGGTGCCGAAGCCGATGGGCATGAACGCCCATGTGCTGCTTGGCGGCGACCTGTTGATCGCGACCGTGGACGGCGTGGTGCCGCTGTCGGCGGCGATCACCAAGGACGCCGGGCAATTGCAGCTGGCGATGCTGACGCTGACGATCCGCACGACGTGGCGCGCCGAGGTGCTGGCCAAGAGCGCGCTGCCGTGGACGATGGAGCGGTGGGACGAGTACGGCGGCATGTTCGTGACGTGGCCGGGCGGCCCGGTCGGCGACCGCTACTGCGCCGTCGTCAACACCGCGACCGGCGCGTGGTGCCGCTTCGTCGGCTACGACGCCACCTGCTTCATCCGGCTGCGCGGCGACATGTTCTTCGGCACGCAGGATGGCCGCATCATGCAGGCCGACCGCACCGGCTACGACGACGGCGTGCCGTATGTCTGCTCGCTGGTCGGCGGCTGGGAGATGTTTCAGTCGCCGTCGCAGACGGCGGTCTGGCATCAGGCGCGGGCCTCGTTCACCGCAGGCTCGCTCGAACCGTTCAAGCCGCAGATCGCGGCGTGCACCGATTACGTGATCGCGCTGCCGCAGCCGCCAAACCCTGGCCCCGATCCCGGCGTGCTCGATGTCTGGGATCAGGGCCTGTGGGACGAGGCGCTGTGGGACCAGCCCAGCGTCGGTGCGCCGAGCGTGCAGAACACGATGTGGGTGTCGGTCGGAGCCACCGGCTTCAGCCACGCGCCGGTCGTGCAGGTGATGGTGGCGCAATCGGCCAAACCGAACGTCGAACTGATCTCGATTGCCGCGACGTTCGAGAAGCTGGGCGTCAATGTCTGAGGAGTGATCGATGGCTGACGCACCTCCAACACCCGCGCCATCACAGGCGATGGGTGATCTGTTCCAGACCTACGATCCGCAAGGCGGCGACAGCGGCCTGTTCGCGCCCGCCTACATCGCGGGCTATCAGCCGTCGCAGGCGGCGGTGGCGGCGTGGAACGCGCAGAACCACGCGGTGACGCCCGCGTTGGTCGATCAGCTGCGGATGCCGCAGGCGTGGCAAGCGCCGAACGATCTGGCCGGTGGCGCGCCGGGCGGCAGCAAGATGGCGGGCGGCCTGATCGGCGGTCTCTACGGGGCCGGGCGCATTCCGCA